CTCGGGTGCTGAGGCACTAAACCTCAGCACACCACCTATAGTGGATCTCGGTCGCTATAGGTCGACCAGCGAATACCAGATGTTCTGGATCTTCGTTCAGACCGGAACGCAGCCCTTTTTGGAGAGCTTCGTACCCGTCAATAGGATCACGACGCTTGATTCCAACGAGAGTAGGCATACGCCACTCTCGACGGAACAGCGTGGGATTCCATCTACTGAAACGATCGTCTGGAAAATCTGACCAACGCCCTATCCCGTCCATTCCGTGAGGAATTTCGGGATATTTCACGATTCCGCCTATAAGGCGGTCGAGAAAACGCACCGTTCGGTTGATACCGAACTTTGCGTAGAGTTGGTTTCGCAGCGCGCTGGCTTTCACCAGCTCGTTGCTATTCGCCTGTGACTCAGGTAGGTAGGCGCGCGCGTAGGACGGAGTAACAACCCGCCCTTCGAAGGCGTCGACACCACACGATTCGCGAAAGTTCCCTGTATGGAAGCTTTTGCTTTCGTTCACCACCATCCCAAGGGATGATAGTGTCTGAACCACATTGGGGTATGCATCTACAGGAATGATAATATCATCCCCATAGATACTCAGCGTACCCGACCTCTTCCTGTAGGACTTGACAGTCTTAGAGGAAAAGTCGCCCCGCATTCGACATAGAACAGTCACAACGAGGGTCATGAAGACCATCGACTCGATTGGGAATGTCAAAGCGGATCCCATGGAGGCGAACTTGTTCAGAAGGACAAGTTCATCTCCTGGCAGCTGCACGAATCGCGATCGACTTAATTTCAAGTATCGGAGGAAACTCGGATTGAATCCGAACAACTCCTCTACGAGAGACAGGCTCACGCGATCCGAAGCCTCTGAGAGATCGATCGTCGCCGTGAGGCGATCGACCGATCCATCAAGGGCTAGCTTCTGGTTATGACTCTGATACGTGTAAGAACACGCGAAAGAGTCACGCTCCAGCAACGCTTTCAAGCGGAGCTGGAGCGCCTGCTGAACAAACTGGTTGTAAGAAGGCTCGATTGAAATCAATCGAGGCTTCAAGGCCGTCTTTGGGACGGCCTCCAGTTTTGCAGGTACTTCCACAGTGGAAGGGGGCCTCTCGAGAAGATCGATCCAGCTGGATCGAAAGAACTCGGGTCCCACCAGGGATTCGATGTTATAGGAGATGGAGTCGAAACTCCATCTCGAATTGACACCGAGTCCATCAGCAACAGCGCCCGGGCCATGCTTTCCGTCATGGACGGAGGTCATGGCCTCACCGATCAGTTCGCCAAACAAGAGTTGGGCGACTGATTGGGCGTAGGGGTCAATTGCCGCGCGGATCTCTTTTCTCGAAGGTAGACATCTATCAACCTCCTTGAATCGAGTAATTTCCGCATCGACACGGTCCTGTTCGCAGACCTCGAAGATCTTCTTGTGAAGTCTCGAGATCTGTCGCAGCCACCGAATGGCCTCTACGCTGGGATTGGGGAGAAGTTTCCCATCCCTGGAGAAGATCATACCCCAGATTCCACGAAGGAATTCAGGGTAGGCACATCGCGATAACCACCCTTCATACGAAGGGAGTTGTCCGTCTCGAAGACCCGCGATTAGCAGGTCATCAAGGCGTGGCAATGTGATTGTCAAGAAGGGAAGACCCTCCTTGTCATATCTGCTCCAGAGAGATTCCACATCTCTCTTTGCGCTGAAACCCAGAGCATCTCCTGCATCAAGCAGAAGGTGCTCAAGGAGAACAACTTGGCTTTTCAACCCTGCTCCTTTCAAGAGCTAGTGGTTCCAAGCCAAGACGGGACACCGGCGGTCTTAAGAAGACCGTCGAACCAGGGCCGTACCCAGGAAACCACCGGTAGCCATACCGGCAAGTCCTGCGAGACCCACGAGGGACATCACAATTGCGACGTCCATCGTTTAGTTCTCACCAGCGATGAGCTTCTTCAAGTTCGCGTTGGTGTTGTCTGTCAGCCACTTAATGTGGCCAAGAGCGGAGTCGAGGATCTGCTGATCCGTGGCTCCACTCAGTCCGCGATCGATCGTGAACGACGACATGTCCTGGACCGTGGTCGTGAGACCAGTGCCAGGATCAGTTGCCGTGCGCTTCGTGTAGAAGCGCGACACGTTCCGGCGGCGCTTTGCGGTGCCGCGCGGGTCGATCGTAAGTTCCGACGCCCCATCGGGGGCGACGAAACGACCAACGGTGGAACCAGTAAGTACCCGAGGGTACGTAGTGGCCACAGCGTTGACGGTGACAGACTGAGGGTCGGTGTATGCCATCTTGGGCTCCTGTCCATTTTCACTTGTTGTGAAATTGTTGTTGAGTTGTGTGAGTTCGGGGTCCTCCAGTAAGAGGGATCCCCTTAGCGGAATTGGGCGAGGCCCAATGCCACTAGGATCGCAAACTGCGAACCACTAAGGCTCGCCATTTGTGTGCCAAATCCGAAAGGAGTGGCTCGATCACGCCATGTCGTCGTCGAAACGTACATTGAGTTCGGTTCGACGATGGTGACATCAGTCTTCGCTGACCCAGGAGTTACTCGAACAAGTTCGAGATCAACCCCATAGTGGTAGCGAGTCGTGAGATAGGCGTAGTCGATGCTGTACTTTCCCCGTATAGGAGAGTATGTAGCAGCATTGGTGAGAGATTCACCCATAGTGGTGAACCAATCAACCAACCAGGAGTAAGGTGTTAGATCCCACAATAATGTGGGGTCGTCGACCAGTCCCAGCCGTTGTACAACATCCATCGCACGCTCACTGAATGCGTTGGCTCTTCGACCCGCTTTGGCGAGTCCTGTGTACTTGCTCGACCAGTGGTAATTCTCAAGAATCACCGTCTTCTTTACAGAAGAGGCCGAAGCAAGACCCAGACCAGAACCCGTGTTTGCGGCAGAGGTACCCTGTTGAGGGTAAGTCTCTGATCCGTAAATGCCGAGGGGTGCAGAGAAATTTGCAACCACATCGGCACGGGTGCTGGTGGAAGGGCCTTCCCAGCGTCTCTTTCTACGGAACGTTTCGTAGTAGATGACGCGCTCAAGAGTCATACCAACCTTGATAAGGTTGACGTACTCTTGGATCAGTGGAGTCCATCCAAACATGATGTTCAGAGCGTCAGATCCAACATAGTTTTTGACGGATCTATAGCCTGCCATCATTTCTTGGAAGTTCTTCAGAACGGAAGGGATGTCACCACGAAGCAGCTCAATAAGAGTTACCCCGAGAGTGGCATCATTCCGATCTGGCGCCGTGGCAGCAAAGTAGCGGTTCGCCATCCCTTGCCGATCAGTCGCGGTTACACCGAGGCTGTTCGTGTTCTCCTCTCCGAGAAATCCGAGAGGATAGGGTGACGGGTTGCGAACTTTGCCGTCGGAGGCTCCACGAAGTGGGACTAAGCCGTCATACCAGAGATTTCCGGGTGACGGCCTGTCATACTTGTGGATGCGAGCCAGAGCCGGGTATCGTAGAGTCCTGTTATGGACGAATACGTGACCCGAGTCTGTTTTGGATACGCGATTCGTGGAGACAGCCCCAGACTGAGTCTCAGCTGGGAACGACGCTCTCTGAAAGTCCTCGATATACCTCTTGCGTTCAGCAAGACGTGTAACGAGGTCCCCTCTACCCGAAGGGGTATAGAGACCGAATCCATCACGCGAACGTGATGGTGGGCTTTCAGGCGGGTCCGAGACAACTCGGCTCCCTGTTCTCCAAGAATACACTCCTTCAACCAGTCTAGGGAAGTAGTAACGGTGGCCAAGGCCAACGGAACCACTTAGCCCATTACCTTCGATCAACACTTGATCGAGGTAACGACGGTTGATGACGTACAACGGATTCTCCTTCCGGTTTCAGCGGCGCCCCCAACTTGGG